GACTTTTTCAAAGGGGCATTTGCTACTGGTGCAAATTATCCCTCAAAGGATAACTGGAACGTCCAATATGAACAACAGATTGCTGACCGGGATTGGCAACGCAACCAGCAAGCAGCACAACAGGCATTCATAAATGAGATGACCAGCGCACAAATGGCCATGAATTGGGATGCCCAGCAAGCTGCACTCAATCGCCAATTCCAACAAAGCAGCGCACAACAGGCCATGCAGTTCAGCGCCAGCGAAGCGGCCCTGAATCGCCAATGGCAAGAAGCCATGAATCAAAAGGCGATGAACTGGGATGCTCAGCAAGCTGAGATAAACCGTAACTGGCAGGCAGCTGAGGCGCAAGCAAACAGAGAATTCCAAACTGCATCTGCACAACAAGCCATGCAGTGGGAGGCCCAACAAGCTGAGCTCCAAAGGAAGTACCAAACTGAGATGTCCAATACAAGCTATCAGAGGGCCGTAAATGACCTTAAAGCCGCTGGCCTTAATCCTATACTAGCCGCACTCAATCAGGGGGCTTCTACGCCCTCTGGAGCCATGGGAGGGGGCTTTGCGGCATCGGGGTCTATGGGCGGAGGCGCTCAAGGGTCAGGATTCACCTCTTCCGGGTCATCCGGACAAGGTTTTTCGGCATCTGGTTCCCAGGGCCGCGGATACTCTGCAACAGGTAAACAAGCGACCAGCGCGAAGGGCATCGTCAAAGACGGACTTGGTCTCCTGGGAGACATCATCAAGCTATCGATTCACGAGCAACACCAGTCGAAGACCGAGTTTGGGAAACTTCTTGCCGGCTTTATTGGCCGATGAGACCGTAATTTCTGTCACTCAGCTCCATTACAACAAGCTATAATGGAGCTGAGTGTAAATGGAGGACCAAAAATGCCATGCTATTCTCCGATGATAGGATGGCGAAAGAAGGACGGTTCCGTGTATATATACGGGGACCTCCGGAACGAAAACTGGAAGACGGCGCCGGAATCACTTTTGAGCAAGGGAGTCAATCCATACACGGATGAAAGAATTATCATACCGTGCGGCAAGTGTACCGGCTGCCGTCTCGAGTATTCGAAGCAGTGGGCCGACAGATGTTACCTCGAAGCCAAAATGTGGAAAGCAAATTACTGGCTTACTCTCACCTACGACGAAGAGCACATTCAACATCTTCTGGTGCCTGCAGTGGATAAAAAAACAGGCGAAGTCATCAAAGTGGCAAGCCTGTACAAAAAAGACCTACAGGACTTTATGAAGCGTATCCGGGAACGATGGAAAAGAGTGCACGATAATCCCAACGTGAGATTCTACGCGTGTGGAGAGTATGGGGAACAGAATCACCGACCTCACTTTCATGTCATCTTATTCAACTTTGTGATACCAGACTTGGAACTCATCGCAAACAAGAATGGCTTTGCAGTATTCCAATCCGAGGAGGTCAGCAAGGTATGGGGTATGGGAAACGTCACCATAAACCGAAATTCGTGGCTAACGGCTGCCTATACCGCGCGCTACATGATGAAAAAGCGCAAAGGAAAATGGGCAAAACAGGAGTACGCAGAAGCCGGAATAAATCCGGAATTCTGCCTCTGCTCCAGAAAGCCCGGAATCGGATACGGGTACTATGAAGCGCACAAGGATGAAATATACAGCAAGGACGGTATCGCATATGCAAAAGCGAAAGGGGGCGCACAGACCAGAAAACCACCAAAGTATTTCGACAAGTTGTTTAAACTGGAAAATCCGAAAAAATTTGAAGAAATACAAGAATTACGGAAAAATGTGGCAGAGCACCAGTTCAAATACCGACTTGTTGGAAAAACAACATTACCGCGGATAGAATATTATAAACTTGAGGAACAGGTTAAGCAGGACACTATTAAAGCGCTAAGGCGGACGCTGTGAAGTGGAGGAAGCCCCCGGAGAAATCCGGGGGCTTTGTGCTGGCCGCGCCGGCACCCTAAAGGGGCCCCCGACGCTTTTATGGCCAGCAGGCCAATAAGGAAAGGGGCAGACCTTTACGAAAAATCGAAAAATAGTTGAAAAAACTTAAAAAAATAGTTAATTACAAAAAATTAAAAAAATGATATAATTAAGAAAAATAAAAGAAAAGAAAGGACATGAAAAAAATGAAAGTGTACGTTTTGGAAAGCTACGGATGGTTTGACGACATCGCGGAAGAAATCAGAAAAGACTACAAAAAACCACTCTACGAAACAGCAGCAGACATAAAAGCAGTGAAAGAAATAGCAAAAGACTACGGGAAAAGCATACTGGTATGGAGAGAAATAGAAACAGAAGAGGGAAAAAGAAAAACAGCAAAAACCATGTACACCATAAAAATAAACGGAAAAATCCATACCACACATGACAAGCGCTATGCAACAAAGCTGGCCATAAAAAAAGAATGGGAAGAACAAACAAGGGAGGTGAACGAATACAATGGAAATCTGGGATATGATGATTAACATCACGAGGGCACAGGCAGATAAGGCATTCCGAGAACTGGACTACGAAGCATTTACAACGCTCTGCAAGCTGCTGGAAGACTTTGACAAAATCAAAATGGCATATGGGAAGGGAGACAAAGCTAATGTTTAATCTAACCAACAAGCAGGCAAAGGTCCTGGACGAGCTTATCATGATGGAGAAGGCCACAGAAACCAAAAATGCGTGGATTTCCTTCCGGCTACTTGCAAACGTCAGCGCGAAGGAATATGATAATATCAAGCAGGAAGGAGGTGATGACAATGGCATACAGACGTAAGGCAAGACGAGGGGACCACAGAATGTTCATGCGCACCGCAGGGACCACGAAGCAAATCAACATCACGCCTAAAATCATGCGAGGAGGCATCAGACTTTGAAAGGCTATCTGTACAGCATCTACGACACCAAGCTACACCAGGTCATCATGATGACCATCCACCAGAACGACAAGGACGCCAAAGAAAATTTCCACAAGGCGACGAAGGAATTCGACGCCAGAGCGCTGGTCCTCTGCCGGATGGCGGACATCGACACCGAGGAAAACGAACTCACAATATCAAAACAGGAGGTCGTCTCACGTGGGAAAAACAACCTTAAACGCGCCAAGGTTTTACAGCCGGCTGAATCTGCCGGAGAGGAAACCGTCACCGGCGGGAAGTGAATGGGCTGAACAGTGCGTCATTGACGTGGACAGCGAAACCGGGGCGAAGGTCCTGAAAATAGTCGGCCGAGAAAACATTTACGAGAAAATCCAGGAGTGCCTGGAACCGACAAAAATCGAGAATATCATCCGTCGATTTGAAGAAGGGGACCCGACGGCACTGGGACACGAAAGCGGCATCTATGCCGACATCAGCGATATGCCGACAAACATCATCGAGGCGCAGAAGCGCATCCAGGACGTGCAGGCAAAATTCGCATCGCTGCCTATCGACATCAAAGAAAAATTCGGAAACGACCCGACAGTCTTCATGGCCGAAATCCTTTCAGGGGAAGGATTGCAGAA